GCTATCTCTTGACGATTCATACCATTCTCCGCTCCATGTATCTCTTTCTCCGTTAAAAGTACATTGATGCGGTACATAATAAATAGAGTCAACTTCTACTCCATTCCAATACTCAAAAGAGTTTGTACTTGTATTTTTTATTGAGCCGTTGAAAATCTGCGCCCCTTTAACTTGACCTTCAAGAATTTCTCCAACTAATAAAGAACCCATTGCTAGGTTCGTAGTGTTAGCGTAAGACCTCCACTTGCTCCCAGCACTTATGAAATTAGTACCATCAAAAACTTTCATGTCTGCAATACTGTTTTCATCTCCAGCAGTTCCAGCAAATATAGTTCCTACATCATATTCAGTTCCGTTTGTTATTGTAGTTCCATCAGGTTGGTTTAATGCTTCATAAACTTGAAGTAAAGTATTTGCCCCATCTATTTGAGTAAATATACCATCTTCAACAGTATCTTCTGGAGGACTAAAGATTAAAATTTCATCCTTTTCAACATTAGTAGTTGCTTCAGTAATTTCAGTTAGTTCAGAGTCATCATAATCATTAGCTATCCATAAAATATATCCTTGATAGCACCTAGAGTAAAGTTCTAAATGTAGTGTCCCATTTTCAGGAAGTTGCGATGTAATAAACTCAATGTTTACGGCGGTTAAATCCATTTGAAATCCAGAACTATTAGCTGGAGCAGAATTAAAAGCATGTATTATATCGGTAGGAGCACCAAATTGGGTGTTATCTGTACTCCATTCGCTAATTGTGTTAAGACCTAAAAAGGGTGCGTAATGGGTGTTTGAAGTGCCAACTATTTTAAATCTAATGTAAATTCTAGCTAGTATTTGCTGAACATAATCAGGGTCTGCAACCCCTCCAGTTGTAAACTGAATAGGACCGTCTGAATTAGTCATGTAGAAAGTCCTTTTAAATTTAAGATTTGAACCAGTTGGAGCAAATACATCACCTAAATTAACCGTCATCATGTCGGTATTAGATTCGTTATTTATACCCCCATAAATTGCAGAAGTATTAACACCAGCAGAACTTACCAAGCCATTCCATGCTACGATTTCATTGGCATAATTTGGAGGATTTGTAGCTCCTAATCCATTTGTTATACTATCCCAGTCAAAATCAAATCCGCTCTGGTGGTCATAAGTTGCTATTGCATTTCTTAAAATTGGGAGATAATCAAAGGTCGCACCGTTCAATCTATGTAAATAACTTAAAGAGTCTTGAGATAAATTTAAGCTAGTCAAAGTTCCACTAGCATCTGGTTCTAAAGAGTCTTTATAGTAATCTCTAAAAAATGGTGCGGTTGTCTGTGCAAAGTCATAATTATTGACCTGAATAAATTGAAACTTACCATCAGATAAAAACCCCCTCATTCCCCAAATCTTGCAAATGTTGTCTAAAACTGTAAAGCCATCTTCATATTTAAATTCGTTGGTATCTTCATCAAACTCTCTAAACACCATTATGTTAAATTTAGATTGCTCTAAAGGGTCTCGATTTTCTGCCCTAGTCATATCCGAAGTTGTCCAATCTACTGAAGTTCTAATGAAGGTATTAGTAGCACCCCAAGCAAAATGAGTCCCAATGTCATTTATTAAAGCATTTCTAATTATCTGAATGTTTTTATATTGAGCGAAATTATATGGAGTATTATCATTGAAAGGTATCTCTGAAAGTTGAGCTAAACCACATGAAGCTGTTAATGTAACCATTGTAGGTCTTGAGTCATCTTTTTCTGGATTTATGTCATTTAGGACATTACCAGCCCACCATGTTACATAAGAAGCTCTATCAACTCCTCTTTCTACAAGAACCTGAAACTTCTTATATGGAGCTTGTCTTATTTGTGAAATCTTTGCAGTTAACAAAGCTTCATTAACATCAGATTCTATAAAAATATCCCATTGTAATTCAGAAGGAATTAAACCAGTAAACCGATTCTTATCATCAGTTTTATAAGTTAAATCAAAACCCCTAGCACTTAATTTAACATCTGAAATAGTATAATCAGAAGTTGCATCATTTTCTCTGATAGTTATTTTATAAAATAAATTGCTATCGCTTTTAAATTCGCTTATTATTGTTCCAGTTGGCATTAGTATCCTCTTGTTCTTGTTCTATTATTTTTCGCTCTATCACTACTTAAAAGTATATCAGCCCCACTTATTGAACCAAATACTTCAACTGCACCGCTAGACCCCCCTATCATATTTTGTAATTTATCTAATGGAGCGATAACTTCTGGATTGGTTCGTGCGCCTGGATATTCTCCAATAAGTCCCATTGTTGGTCCGCTTACGATACCCCCATCAGCAAAAGCTGGTAAAGGAGCTGATGCAATAGCACCGATTTGAGCTGCTCCAAGAGCTCCTACTGCAATAGAAAGCGGTATGTTCGGAAGTGCTTCAACTATTGCTGCTGCGGTATTTACAACTGCGTTTAACATTGCCATTTCTTTTTCTCTTTGTGCTTGTTTATAATCTAATGCTCTCTTCTTTTTAGCAAATTTTTCCTCTAGCTTTTCTTTTGCTTTTTCTTTTTCCTCGTCAGATAATTTGCTATTTTCAATGTTTTGCATTTCAAAATGATGCTCATTTTCTAAACTTTGCATTCTGTTTTGGTGCAGTTGATTAAACAAACTTGAAATTTGAGAAGTTACCGCAGATATAGCTTGAAAAGTATTTTGCAAAGACTCTTTAAATTTTTCAGGAAGGTCATGAAATGCTTCTTCAAAAGTTTCTAAATCACTATCTAAACTTTTTGGAAGCTCCACTTTTTGCATTGTATTAACAACATCTTTAGCTGTTACATTTAAAGCTTTTAAAGAGTCAACTTGCTTTATAGTGCTTTTTTCAAATGTTTCCAGTTTTGGTTTTGGAGTGGTCAGTGCTTTACCAGTAACGGGATTCTTAATACTACCTGAAGTCATACCAGCTAGGATTGCGCTAGGGTCTGCTCCTTGATTTTGGACTCCAAAGTTTAATCCCTCTTGCTCTTTTTTAACTCCAAAAATTGCCTCTTTAAGTCTATTAAATACTCCTACTACTTTGTCATATTGTGTAGTTAATAAAGTCGCAGCAGATAAAGCTAAACCAACAGCTCTTCCCATGGGCGTTAAAAGCATAAATGCGTTTTTTACCATATTTAATACTGGTATCAAACTCTTAAAAAAGAATAATCTTAACTTGCTAAATGCAGTTATTAATCTTCCTAAAACACTTAAAGCTAGAGCAGCAGCAGAAACATAACTAGATGTTGCTATGGCTGCTTGTTTTTGTTCGCTTGTAAATGAACCAAGAAATTTAGTAAAATCTCTAAATGTAGTTACAAGTTGTCTAGCTACTGGTAAAAGTTCTACTCCTAATTCAGCTCCGACATCTTGCAATTCTCCTTTTAGTTGTCTTAATTGGTTAGCTAATGTTTTTGAAGTTCTGGCGTGGTCGCCTAAAGCGTTTTGACTTTGTTTTATCGCTAATTGATAGGTAAGTGTAGCTTTTTCAACCCTAGTTAATTCTTTAAATATTAAACCCTGTTCTTCTGCAAAACTCTTTAAATCAGCTTCATTTATTACTATTCCCAGTTGCTTGATGCTTTCTCTTTCTCCAAGAAGTGCTTTAGTCAAAGCTTGAGATGCTTGTTCTGCGCCTCCAGTTAAATTGTTAAATGATGCTAAATCGACTGCTAACTCATTAACTTCTTTTGATAGTTTTAAAGCTTCCTCTTGCGTAAATCCAAAACCAGTCAACAAATCCCCAGTATCAGATAATAGCTGCAAGGATGCTTTTGAACTCAATCCAAAATTGTCTGATAAGTTTTTAGCGGTTAAATCCGCATCACTTCTAATGTCTTTAAATACTGTATTGAACTTGCTTTGTGTTTCTTCAAAGTCGGATGCTAGTTTCACCGCAGTAACTCCTAAACCTAAAAGCGGTGCAGTAAACCCTTTGAGAACCGTATCGCCCGTCCTCTTCATATTATCTCCAAACTTTTTAAGCGACCTTGTGGACTTTCTTAAATTGCTTTGAAACTGTTTGTCATTAAGACTTAATTTGACCGATAGATTCTTCTGTGCCATCTTCTATTTTATATTTTTTTAAAGCGTAATCTGCTCTCTTTTTTCTTTCTTCTTTATCTATCTTCTCAACCTTTTTCTCCCATTCAAACCTCACTAATTTTTGAGGAGTTAGATTGCTATTCTTTTTTGTATGCGGTTGCAATAATACACACGCTAACCATCTGGTCCTTTCCCATTCGGTACGCATTGCCATCTCTAGTCTATCATTGCGCCCCTTTTGTATGCAAAAGAACTCATGGAATGTTAAGTCCCAAAAGTCTTTAGGAAGCAAGTCTAAACCATAAGCGACCGCTTCCAAGTCGTTCCATGTTACTTCTTTGCTTTCGCTCCTTTCGGAGCTTTCACGTTTCCCACTTTATCCTCCTCCGAGAATCTAGCAGAGAACTGCTCACTAAAAACTTCTAACACTTTGTTTAGTGCTTCAAAATCTTCATCAAGCAAATCAGCAACTTGGTCAATATCTAAAGAACATTCTTTACCACTAACTCTACAACCGTCTTTGATTCCATTTAGAATCAAATAACAAGCATCATCTAAACTCATATCTTGTCCGAGCTTATCCAAATCTTGTAAAGTTCTTCCAGTATCTTTGCAGAACAATCTTAATGAGTTCATTCCAAATCTTACTGGATAATCGTTTTTATTTATTACTACTATTTCGTACATTTTTTTTGTTGGTTTAATTAAGTTAGCGAGGCGCACCGAAGTACAACCCCGCCAACAAAAATAGATTATTAGATTGCTGTTTGAACTAGATCTCCAGTTCCATCTATACTTACACTAAATACGGGAGCATCTTCTACACCACCTGAAATGCTTATTGAAGTAAAGAAACCGCTTCCTGTATATTTATACCCAGCTGGAGTAGCTAGAGCAAAAGTAAAAGTTACTGCAGTTCTATTATCTAAATTAGTAAAGATTTCATCTGGGTCAGTAGATGTTGCTTTACTTGTAAAATCCATAAGACCGTCAGCACTTAAAGTAAAGCTTTTTTGTCCACCGATTATTTCTCTGTTACCAGCAGAGTCTTTTGTTGAGATGTCAATCGTATCCATAGCTATGTCAATAGTACAGCTAGTTGAATGTAATATAACAAACTCATCAGCAGAACCAGCAGCAGCTTGAACCTTTAATACTAGGTCTGTTCCGTTAAAAATTGCCATTGTTTATTATTTTAAAATTAATATATTAATTATCTAAATCTTCAAGAGTATCCTCTTTTTTAGATTTCTTTTTAGTGTCTAAAACCCCTTGAGATTTTAAGACTCTAAATACCTTTATACTTACTTCGTAAGATTCGCCTTTTTTATAATCGACTCCTCTGAAGCTATAATCCTTTTTAAGTTTTATCTTATACATATCTATCTATTTATGTTTAATCTATAATCTTGAGAGATTTGATAAAGTCCAACGCTACCAGCGTTTTCATCAAAGACCTCAACACTATTTTCAAAAAATATCTTGTCTACTACTACACCCTCATAAGTTCCACTTGTATAGTCTAAAGCGGTTCTAACATTTTGAGCTAAAGTTATTACATCATTATAACTATTGCCTACTATGTTAATTTGAGCAGTAGTGTAGTCATAAGTGCTTACCCCGTTCTTTGTGTTATTTGGTTCTACTGAAACTACTTGGTAAGATATAAATGGAAGCTGATACTTTCCAGATTCATCTATATATCTACTAGGAAAGATTCTAGTACCTACTAAAGAACTAACCGAGCTATCATTACTCAAAATGCTATATATTGCTTTACCTATATTCATTATTTACTAAACCTTTTGTCTATTATAACTTTAAGTTTACTTATCACATCATTCAAAACTTGCGCTCCTTTTTCTTGAGCAGTAGAGTCTAGCATTCTCATTCCAGGTTTTCCATTAAAACCGTATTCATGAAAGTAGAAATAGAAACCAGTCCTATCATCTTCAGCATAGGAACCTTTGACTCTTGGTCCTATATAAACGCTTGGTTTATTACCGCCTTTAGTTTTGCCATTTATTATAGCAATAGACCTCTTTAACTGTCCAGTTTTTTTACTTTTTATTTTTCCAGTTGGTTTGATTTTATCAACTTTACTTCTTAATAAAGTTCTTAATGGACCAGCAGATTTTCTTAATGCGCTTCTTAAAGTATTTCTTAACTTCGTATCAGAATCTGGGAAAAGCTTATCTAAATCCTTTTGAATTTTTTTAAGTTCTTGCTCATCTATTTTTATAGAAATATCCATTAAAATAGTACATCAGTCCAACCATTGGCTGGATCGTTAATAAATGCTTTTATTTCGTTTTTATTGTATAGAGTATAGCCATCTAAAAAGCTAGGTGTTTCTCCTTCAAACTTTACAATAAATTCATTACCATCTAAATTATATCTTAAATGGTCTTTAGACTCTAGCACTTGACTAAAATCTATTATGTCTATGTTTGCTATGTTAACTATTGTGTATATCATGGAGTATTAATTACAATATCATTAGCACTCATGTTAGTCATTGTTCCATCATTAGAACCAATTTGATCTATGATAATTGGAAAGCTTGAACCATCTCCCATTCTCCAATATCCTTTGATGTTATCTTCATTGATAAGATTCTTTACCGTTCCACTATTATAAACGGAAGCTATTTGTGTACTTGTTAGCTTTGTATTAAACCAAGCAAATTCATCTATATTACCTGGAAAAAATCTAGTTCCAGTATCTGTTCCAATTCTTAAAGCGGTTGACCAAGTGTTAAATGTATCATTTGCAGTTGTACTCGCTACGGTAGCTTCAGAGCCATTAACGTATAATTTGCATTCAGTTATATCTGAAGCATCTAATACTAAAGCGTAATGCTTCCACGTACCATCTACAACTCCAGTTAAATCCCATTGTCTATTAACATTTGATGCCATAAATAGTAGAGCATTAGTGCCACCACCCCAAGTTAAGTTAAATGCTCCAGTAGTATTAGAGCCATGCCCTAGCACACCTTTGCCACCACCACCAGCAGAAGCTTTTGCCCAAAATGTATATGTAGTGTCTGCTAGTGTTCCATTAGCATTAGTTAATAATTGGTCATCAACACCATCAAATTCTAAAGAGTATATGTTGTTGAATATGTTTATATCAGCAACGTCTTTAAGCTCTAGCGTTAGCATCATGTAGTCTTTTCGACCTATTTCCCTTACGCTTTTAATACTATAATAGTTAGAGCCATTTTGTAAAAGATATTCATTAGAAGCTCCTATGTTAGTTCTGTATCTAATCATTGCTTGAATGACCTCCGTATTTTCTAAAAAGTCCGCTTCATATTTAGTGCCTCCAGATTTGTAATCAAAATCAGCATAGATATAAGCAATAGATTGCGCACTTACTACCCTCTCCCCATAGGAGTTAGATGTAAATGTTTGCTTGTATAGCGTTAATCTTGTATCTAGTTTTCCAAATATCATTAAAAGTCGTAAGCTCTATAAGGAGTTAATAATCTTTCAACCATCAATGGAACAGTATTTACTTGACTTCCTACTATTACATCTTGACGGTTTTCGTAGTATCGACCTACTATGATTAAAATTGCATGTTTGATTGCAGCAACTACATCATCAGCACTAGCTTCGCCAACTACAAAAGTTATTTTTACTGCATTTGGTTTTTCGTAGGTATCGGGATAATTACCATCTTCAGCTTCATATAATAAAGCTGGTTTATTTTTTAAATCGACTGCGTATTCAGTAGCACTTAAAGTTTGTTCTACGTTATTAGTGTCGAAGTATTTTACATGAGTTATCGAAGTAGCACCTCCTAATTGGAGATTCATTACATCATAAAATTGATCAAAGCTAATTAGCACCGTTTGCGCCATTACTCTGGTTCTAGTAAACTCCTCGACCATATTAGTAGCAACATCAATTAATGTTGAGATATAAGTATCGTCAGCAGTAAAATCAGAATCCAACCTTAAATGAGTTTTAGCTTCAGTTATACTTACTGCGGTTGATGTCGGAGCAGTTACAAGAGAAAGCTTACCATAAGGCAAATAGTTATAGTCGTATAAGTTTCTTATCATTTCAAATAAAAAAATAGAGGGGGGATTAACCCCCTCCAATTAAATAAAATTATGCATTATCTATTTTAACCGCAGCAGTTGAGTTTTGAACCATGTCGCCATCAACTAATGAAGTTAATACATATCTTGGCTCGCCTGTTCCAGCTCCACTATATATATCGTAGATGACATCTAAACCGCCAAACTGGCAAATGTGTACTTTACTAGCATCAAGTAACATGTAGTTTGTACCTGAACCAGAGCCACCTCCAACATTAGAAGAAGCAAAAGCAAAGTAACCCAAGAAAGACTTGTCAATGTTATCATAAGCTGGAGATACTGAAGAAACTTGAGCAAGTTGTTTAGCTTCAGATAAAGCTCCAGAATCTAATAACCATGCCATTCTAGCACCTTGCAAATTAACTCCATTACCTAAAAGAGTAGCTTCCATATTTAAAAGCTCTGCAATAGTTGGAGCAGCACCAGCTACTGTTTGAGTAGCAGCATCCAAGAAGATAGAAGTTGGAGCATTAGCAATATCAGAATCACCTAATAAAGCAAGTTCTAAAGTAGAAGCTACTGATTGTGCCATATTTCTTCTCAATGCAGCTTCAATAGAAGCGTTTTGAGCGATAGCTTCAGCAGATACGTTTACGATAGAGATTAACTTCTTTGGAGATAAAGTTAAGCTTGTAGCAGTACCATTAGCATCTGGAGCAGTCCCACCAGTTTCAGCAACGAATCCAGAATTGATTGAGCTAAATACTGGGAATTTTTGGTTCTCGACACCCGAGTAAAAATTTGCTCCAGCAGAAGCTAGAACTAAATTTGCTTCAAGTTGGTCAGTCCATGCCATTACTTCAGTAGCATTTCCAGCTGAAGTTGCTACCGCAGCTCTTGTTAGAACTGAAGAAGGAATTGCAATACCTTTAAAAGACTGTCCAGTAAAACGTGCTTCGTTACGTGCTTCTTGGTCCATTTCTTTTACTAATCCACTCAAGCGACCAGTTGCAGCTTGATGCATTGCATCTTGGAAAGAATACTCTCTAATTTCTTTTGGAGTGTTTTCAGTAACTTCTTTAATAGCTTTTGTAGCTTGTAGTTTTTCAAATGATTCAGCTCTTACTGACATTTTATTCAACTCCTCTACTTTTTCGTTTAAAGAGTCAAAGTTGCTTTTTTCGTCATCACTCATATCACGTCCTTCAGCAGATGCTACTAGACCTTCCATTTTCTCGATAACTTCAGCTCTTTCCTCTTTGTAAAGTTTTGATGTTTTCATTTATAGAAAAATTATTATTAATATTTATTTTTCAAGATTTGCAAACGCATTTTATGTAGGGAGCGATTTATTAAATCTTGTTCTTCTTTTTTACCCTCTATTTTTTCTTTATCTAAATTCTCTTCTAGCTTTTTAG